AACAAATGGAGTTGAGTGGGCGGCAGCACCAATTAGTCTTCCCGCCCAGACAATATCTACAACTCTTGAGACAGATACTGATTTTAGCCAAGTAGCAACTGAAACGTATTTCCAGCCTCAGTTTTTTAGTAGGCTAAAAATAGACGCTAGCTCAGCTTTTACATCTGAAGATGCAAGTGTATTCAACAATTCTTACCCTGTAGGAACTTCAGTGACTGTATCGGGAACTATGAATGGCTCTCCAACAAGTTATGTTTTTACCGTTACTGCACCTGCATACATAGCTGATTCTGACTACTTGTGGGTGCCGATCAGTTCAAGCTCAAGCAATCCATTAGATCCTTTTGTTGGCAACGTTACTCTAGTTAGCGAAGTATCAAACGCAGGTAAGTATCTTACAACAGATGGAACAGATGCTTCATGGGGAACAATTCCAGTAACAGAGGCTGCTACAGCGGATACATTAGGAACTGTTTATGGCTCAACTCCTTCTTATGCATATACCTCTTTAGGTTATGGAGCAGCAGCAACAGGGGATACCTCAGTAGCCATAGGAGGAAGCGCAACTGCTTCAAGCTTTCAGTCTGTAGCAGTTGGAGATAGTACTGGTGTTTATGGCCTTGGCGGAGTTGCGATAGGTGGATATGCTGTTGTTGCAGCAAACTATGGCATTGCTTTGGGACAAGATGCCGATGTACAAGTTGCTAATCAAATGGTTATTGGCGCTATGCAAGGCGGTGCAGCGGAAATCACTCGTTTTACAATCCCAGGAATGGGAATTGATATTAAAAACAACTTTGAACTCATGCAAATCATGGGCGCATACTAACATACCTAGGAGGTAGGAACTAATGGCTACATTAACTAAGGCACTCTTTCGTGGAGCAGCAACAACAACTACTACGACTACTCTTTATACAGTACCGTCATCAACTACAGCAATAGTAACAAACATCATTGTTACAAATACTGCGGGTAGTGCAGGAACATTTACTCTTAAGTTAAATGACGTTGATATTGCAACAGCTGTATCAGTAGCAGCTAATAGCATTACAAGTATTGATCTAAAGCAGGTATTGTCTGCAGCACAAACCCTTAAGGGTGGAGCATCAGCAACATCTGTTAACTTCCACATCAGTGGGATTGAGCTTTCATAATTAGGCAAAGACAATTTTGTTTAATTATATAAAAATAAAAGGAGCGGTAAATGGCAACTAGAATGCAGCAGAGAACTGGTACACAGATCCAGTGGAGCACATCAAACCCAATTCTTAATGGGGCAGAGATTGGCTATGAATCAGACACCAACAAGTTTAAGATTGGTGATGGAAACAATCATTGGAATGACCTTCCTTACTTTTTAGATGAAGAAAGTCTTGGAAGTAGCCTTGATGGCTATATTCCTGAGTCTTTGCTTGGTGCTGCTAATGGTGTTGCACAACTTAACTCCTCTGGAAAGCTGGTATCAGATCAGATTCCTAACGTAGATGAGATTACTCAAGATGCTATTAATACTGCTTTGGTTGCTGGTGACGGTATTACAAAGACATATGATGATAACGGAAATACAATCACAATAGATGTAGATATTACATCTGGTGATGGACTAAAGGTTGAATCAAACAAGCTTACAGTAGATGGTTTAGTAGTTCAAAAAAGAGTTGCAAATGTTTCAGATGAAGAAATTGGCTATCTAAATGGAGTTACCGCTCCTATTCAAACTCAACTAAATAATACTGTTTTATCTTCAGCAATTGGATATTCAGTTGCATCTTTAGATAATAATCGCAAACTTCCTATTGCAGAGTTAACTGCAAATGTTGCATTTATGGCAGATGTTTCTGCAGCACAGTCAGCAGCTGAATCAAACTCTGAATCTTATGCAGATACAGAAATAGCAGCACACAACAGTGATTCAACATCTGTTCACGGTATTGATAATACTGCAGATTTATTAACTGACTCAAACACAAAAACAGTTACCAATAAATCAGTTTCTCTTGCAACAAACACGATAACAGGAACAATTGCACAGTTCAACACAGCTGTTTCTGATGCAGATCTTGCAACATTGGCAGGTACAGAAACCCTTACAAATAAAACAATTTCAGCAGCAGATAATACAATTACAATTAATGCGTCAGATATTGTAGATGTTACAGCGACAGCTGGAGAAATTAACACATTGTCTGGGTTAACAGCATCAACAGCAGAATTAAATATACTTGACGGAGTGACTTCTACAGCATCAGAACTAAATATTCTTGATGGTGCGACTCTTACAGTAACAGAATTAAACTACGTAGATGGCGTAACTTCGTCAATTCAGACACAGATAGATGATAAGTTGTCAAAAACTGGCGGAACAATGACAGGGGCTCTTACACTTTCAGGTGCACCAACATCAGATTTACATGCTGCTACAAAGCTTTATGTTGACAACGTAACTGCTGGAATTAATTTCCATCAATCAGTACATGTTGGTACAACAGCTAATCTTTCAGCAGACTATAACAATGGTACAAATGGTATAGGTGCTACACTTACTGCATCAGAAAATGCAGCATGGCCAACAATTGATGGTCATACATCATTTACACAGTACGATAGAATTCTTGTAAAGAATCAAACAGATGCTAAGCAAAACGGTATCTATGTATTATCTGATCTTGGTGGAGCAAGTTCTAAGTGGATTTTAACTCGTGCAACAGATGCAGATAATAACCCAACTGGAGAAATGAAGAAGGGCGACTTTGTTCTAGTTATAAATGGAACAGTCAATGCTTCTGTTGGATATATAAATAACTCAGCAACAGATCCAATTGTAATTGGAACAGACAATATTTCTTACACAGAGTTTAGTGCAGGAAAAACAGTTGTTGCTGGAAATGGATTATCTGAAGCAACTGCAGGAACACTTTCAATTAATACATCAATTACAGCAGATCTTTCTACCGCTCAAACATTAACAAATAAGACTTTAACAAGCCCTAAGATTAATGAAGATGTAGCTTTGGTAGCAACTGCAACAGAGCTTAACTATGTTGATGGTGTAACATCTAGCATTCAGACACAGTTAAATGCTAAAGAAAATAGCAAGTATGCATTCGTAACTGAATCTGGAACAAGCAGAACTTTAGTTGCTTCTACAGATGTAACAAATACAATTAACTTTACATCTTCATCAGCAATCACATTAACAGTCCCAAATGACAGCGCAGATGGTGCAAACTGGGCAGTTGGAACGTTTGTTGATATTTTCCAGTACGGCGCAGGTCAAATAACAGTTACACCAGCATCTGGAGTCACAATTAGATCAACAGATTCACAATTAAAGAGCAGAGTTAGATACAGCACAATGACACTAATCAAGCTTGCTAATAATGAATGGCTATTGGTAGGAGACACAGCAGCATAATGAAAAAATTTAGAAGAGCAAGCGTATCCTCTAGACTAAAAGCACTGCTTTCAGTAGTAGAAAACTTTACAAGAGCTAACAGTGTTAGTTTGGGTGCAGCAAACAATACATCCGCCCTTTGGACTTCAGTCAGAGGATCGTGGGGAATTACTGCAAATAAAGGTGTTTCCTCTTCAGCTTCAGGTTATCCAATATCAACATTAACATTCTCAAAAGAAGATGTTACGCTTTCAGCTTCTGGCGTTGGCCCAGGAGTTGGAACAGCATTTTGGGTAACAGACTCAAATAACTGGTGGGCTACCTACGTTGAAGCTAATCAAGTTTGTCAGACATGTCAAAATACATCAAACTGTGCAAACTTTGTAACAAACTTTACATTTACTCCAGCATCAGGTGGAAACTGTGCAAGCTTTACAACAACATGTAACGCATACAATCCGTATAATCCTGGAAACACTTTCTTTTACGCTTCTTGCGATAACTTCTGGACACAAAACTATTGCCCTGGCTACTTCGGTGGTGGTTGCGGAGCCTGTGGAGAAAATACATGCTACAACAATCCAAGCGGATCCGCATGTGGTTATGGATGTAGCTATGTTGGAGGATATCCTTTCCCAGTAAGATGCTGCTGCAACACAGAGCAAGGGTCTAACGCATCTGGAGGTAACTGTGCATCATTTTCAACCAACTGTGCATCCTACAACACATACTATCCTTCAACATATAATTCAACAACAACTTGTGCACAGTATAACGCAGTAACAAACTATGACTGTAACTGTGTTACAAATCAGTCAATAAGCTTAGTTAAATCTGTTTCAGGAACAATTACAAATGTTGCCAACTATGCTTTTAATGCTGCTGTTGCAAGCTTTAAAACTATATTATCAGGTAATACAGTAACAGTAAGAGGATACTCTGCAAATGGATATACCTCACAGATAGGCGCAGATCGTACTACAGATATTTCTGGTCAAGTAAAATCAAAAAAGCATGGTATTATTGCAGCTCCAGTAACACATGCTCCAGTACAAGTAACTCAGATAGCAGAATTTAAAGTAGAATAGGGGTAGAAATGTTTACTAAGGTAAAACATTATAGGGAAATAATAAAAAGACATAAGGAAAGACCAGATCCAGACACTTCGTCAATAACAGAAGTTATAGCACTGGTAATAGATGAAGATGTAGTAGAAGTTATGTTTTGTCAAGAAAAGCTTGCAGCAATACTCTTAAGTCAGCCTAAAGTTATTAGTGTTGAAAAGAATACAAAAGTTAAGCCTGGGTATAAGTATATAAATGGAGAATTTTTAGATTTAGGCCCAAAAAAGGAATACCCACACGATTAATATATGTGTGTTATAATTATTAGGTATAAAGGAGATAGAAATGACAAACACATCAATAGCAGCAAATGTTACAGGTTTAGGTTTTGATAAATCCTTAGCGATTATTGAAAATGGAGTTGTAATGAAAACAATGATGGTTTCACCAGAGGTACATGAGCTTCTTTTAAAGGATAGTATTATTCTTGACATTAGTAACTTAACAATAGGTGATAATGTTAAAGAAGGCATGGCGCATGAACCGTCTAACAATACATTTGTTGAGTCCGAAGCAGCATTTAGTTATTACGCTAGAGGTTCAAGGTACACACCTCCGTACATGCATTCTGAGATAACCCCTGAAATGATTGCAAAAGCTAATATGGAGACAGACACACCAGAATCAAGCATTTGATTATGTTAGAAAAAATAGTCAAGTGGAAAAAAAATCTAAACTCCCCATCTAAAGATGGGATAATTGAGTTTGTTGATACAACAGCAGACTCTTATTTAGAAATTAGAAGAGCAACAGATGTTTTGCCAGAATGGTACAAGAAAATGTCACCATTTTTTGAGATTAAGAATACTACAGAATTAACTGTAAAAAAGTGTATACCTATTCTAGATGCTCTAACAACAGGATATGTTTTAGTTACAACATCAGACTATTACTTTAACTATGATGAAAAAACTAATTTAATTGAGTTTTCTGGAGAAAACATTGTAGGAACTTCCCATGGCAGCCAGAAAGCCATTACATTCCATCCTACTGACCAGATTGGTGAAATGCCAGTATCTCCAGAATTTATAAAGTATGCTTTTAAATGGGGAAGTGATTGGTTAATTAAAACACCAAAGGGATATTCTACAATTTTTACTCATCCGTTTAATGCTCCATATCTTCCATTCTATACTCTAACTGGAGTAGTAGATACTGATACTTATACAATGCCAGTTTTATTTCCATTTCTTATGAAAAATAATTTTATTGGAGTTATAGAAAAGGGAACACCTGTTGTTCAGATAATCCCTTTTAAAAGAGATGACTGGAAGAAAAAGATTTATGATAAAATAAGTTCTTATAGCTCTAAAGACTTAACTTCTACAGCTGATGTTTATTTTTCAAAAAGATTTAATGCTGAAGGAAAGCTTGTTGGTGGAGTTTATAAAAAAGAATATAGAAAAAAGAAAAAATATTTATAGTTTTTAAAAGGGGTAAAAAATGAAAGAAATTAAATTTTATAGTGACAGAACAGTTACAGATTTTCCAGTACCCGCACAAAAAATGATTCCAGGATGGTGGAAAAATGGAGAAACATTTATAAGCAGAGAAGATGATGGAATTAATGTTTTAGGTAAGGAAGACAGGGCGGGGGGAATGAAATCGTGTGTTCCATTTCTAGACGCACTCACCTCTGGATATTTAATTTTATCACCTTATAGTATAGAGATAACAAGAAATGATTCTAACATAGTTGAGTTTAGAAAAGTTATGAAAAATGAAAAAGGTGAGTGGGTTGAAGATCATTCTCCAACAGGAAGACCGTTTATTCAAGAAAGAACGATAAGCCTAGGGCATACAATACCAAGACCTGCGGGTTGTTCTTGGAATCATATGGCTTGGGGACCTAACTGGGGTTATGAAACACCAAAAGGATGGAGTGTTCTTGCTATCCACCCACTTAATAGATGGGATCTGCCATTTGTAACGACTACTGGAATTTTGGAAAGTGACAAATTTCCACTAAGTGGATTCTATCCATTTTTCTTAAAAGAAGGATGGGTTGGAGTTATAGAAGAGGGCACTCCAATCGTTCAATTAATTCCCATAAAAAGAGATACTTGGATAGCTTCATTTCACTTGTTACCAAAAAAACTTTTTAAGATGGCAGACGATGTAAGATCCCTGAATTATGGATATTATAGAAAGTACTTTTGGGTCAAAAAAAGATATTTTTCTGAAAAAGATAAAAATAAGGAGTTAGAAGAATAATGTCATATATCAATGAAAAAGAAAACATCATTAAAAAAGGACAAATTATTTTTTATCCAGAAAATAAAAAAGAATATTTTTTAAATAATTGGAATTTCTATGACATAATGCAGCCACTGGCAGGAGATCAGTCTAGAGATTGGTTTACAGAAAAAATGTATCATGTACTGCCTCTTATCATAGGAAATCAAATGGGCTTTGCTATCAAATCTAATATTGATTTAACGCTTTTTTGGCCAGGTAAAGAGAAACAGGTTATGATTGAAACAAATGGCAAACAAAGGGAAAATGCAGACTTAGATATTCAAAACTACTATAACACTTTAAATTCTGGAATTTTGTCAGTGAGAAATAAAATGATTATTAGAACATCTCCAGGGATTAATTTAATGACTATTCAGCCTCCTAATTTTTTTATAGATGGAGTTGTAGCAATGACAAGCATTATAGAATCTGATAATCTTAGATCTTCTTTTTCCTTTAATCTAAAGGTTACTCGCCCATTAACTAAAATAGAAATAAAAAAAGGAGATTTTCTGGCAGCTTTTATTCCAGTAAAAAGATATTTTATTGATAGCTTTAAGTTAGTAGATGGACTAAACATGCTAGACGAATCCACCCTAGAGCTAGAGTGGGCCTCTGCAAATAAAATGAAGTCAGAAGTAGCTGATGGAAAAGAGCATGATAGGTATTATAATGGGATTTTTCCAAACGATTTACCTTTCCCAGACCATCAAAAATTGGTAGACCCTTTAAAGTAGATATGATACAATATTGTAATGAATAATAAAAAAATGATTGTTTTCTTTGCAACCTGGTGTAGCTTTTGTCAATCAATGCAGCCAGATTTTTACGAGTTTAAAAATGAAAACCCTGATATAGAGATAGAGGTTTTTGATATAGATAGTGATAGAGAAAAAGCAATATCTATGGGTGTCTCTACAATTCCAACAATGCTCATGGTTAGTGATGGCAAAGAGTATTGTAGGATGAGTAGTCCTAGAAAGAAAAAAGAACTATTAGATTTTTATAATCATGAATGTAGGGCAAGCTAATAATGAGCGAAAATTTTCCAGATAGACCAGCAAGGCCATGGGACCTTTTTAATAAAAAAATAGGCAGGGTAACAGATATAGTTGCAAAAGAAAGACTAGATATATGCAAGCAGTGCGATCAATATATTTCACTTACACATCAGTGTAAAGAGTGTGGCTGTATTATGAATGCAAAAACTAAGTTGCCAAATGCTACATGTCCATTAGGAAAGTGGGATTCATTTATTCCAGAAATTAAAGTAAAAGAATATACAGAGGAGCAATTAAATGAAAACTGATCTAGAAATTCAAGATACAAAGTCTATAGCTATTGTTATTGATAATCAAGTAGTTTCTGTCATGAACCTTTCTGACGAAACAACATATTACGCATTAATTAGTGATCCCATAATAGTTGATCTAAAAAATAATCCAAAAAATGTTAGAAATGGTTTTTTGTATAATCCAGAAGATGGAGTCTTATCTCCTTTTAAGCCCTATCCGTCATGGATTTTGAGTGAGGATGGCTCTCGTTATCTTCCACCTGTTCCTTATCCAGAAAATACTTATAATCAAACACACGAAGATGGCATCTCATATGCTTGGGTAGAAAAAGATCAGCAGTGGTTGAAAAAGCTATATCCATCATGGGGATATGATGAAGTAACAGAGCAGTGGGTTCCTCCAAAACCATATCCTTTAGATGGCGATAACTATACATGGGTAGAGCCACAAAAAGAATGGGTTAAAATTAACTAATATTGGTATTAAAAGGTTTATAAAGATAATCCTTATACTAAATAAAAATATGTGTCTACTTTAATAAACTGAAAGTGCTATACCTAATGTTAAGGTATAGCCTTTTTGTTTTACGCTTGAAACCATTAAAGAATTGTGTTATACTTAGGTACTACTTCAGAAAACATGAAGTACTCATCTATTTTTTACTTTGAAAGGTATATAAAATGTCAGAAAGCGTATTTTCGTTCCGTCTATCAGAAGACTTTGTGAACAAGTATCAGTTCACTCCAGCACCGTTTGGATTCTCAGATGCAGGATCTAACTCACTTGGAGAGATTACTTTTATTCGCACTTATTCTCGTGTCAAGGAAGATGGAACTAAAGAGCGCTGGCATGAAGTTTGTCGTCGTGTAATTGAGGGTATGTACTCAGTACAAAAGAACCATGCTAAAGATAATCGTTTACCATGGAATGACAACAAGGCACAGAAGTCTGCACAAGAAGCCTTTCAAAGAATGTTTGAATTAAAGTGGACTCCACCAGGTCGTGGTCTTTGGGCATTTGGCACACCTATGACTATGGAGAAGCGTAACTCTGCATCACTTCAAAATTGTGCAATGGTATCTACAAGAGACCTTGATCGTAATGATCCTGGTGCATTATTTGCTTGGGTAATGGATGCATTAATGCTGGGTATTGGAGTTGGATTTGATACCCTTGGACAAGACAAGCAGATGTCAATATATGCACCTACTGAGCCAGCATCCACATATGAAATTCCTGACACTCGTGAAGGTTGGGTTGAATCAGTTCGTCTTTTGATTAACTCATTCCTACGCCAGAATCAGCCAATTCAGCTTTTCAACTATGACCTTATCCGTCCTCTAGGTGCCCCTATTAAGGGCTTTGGAGGCGTTGCAAGCGGTCCAGCACCACTTATTGATCTCCATACACGTATTCGCAATGTAATTGGCTCTAGAGCAGGAGAAGCCTTAGATAGCCGTGCCATTGTAGATATTGTAAATCTTATTGGTACCTGTGTTGTTTCTGGTAACGTTCGTCGTTCTGCTACCCTTGCACTTGGCACACCAGAAGATGATGGATTTATTAATCTAAAGAATCCAGAGGTATTTCCAGAGCGTAACTCATATGATCCAGAAAAGCCAGGTTGGGCTTGGATGTCAAACAACTCAATTGCTGCTGAGGTTGGAACAAAGTATGAGGACTATGTTGATTTGATTGCAGATAACGGAGAGCCAGGATTTATTTGGCTTGGAGTTGCAAGAGATTATGGTCGTCTTGCAGATGCGCCAGACTATAAGGATTCCCGTATTATGGGATTCAATCCTTGTGCGGAGCAGCCATTGGAGTCATACGAATTATGTACACTTGTAGAAGTGCACTTGAATCGTCATGAGTCTAAGGAGGACTTCCTCAAGACATTGAAGTTTGCATATCTTTATGGAAAGACTGTAACTCTCATGCCAACACATTGGCCAGTAACAAACGGTATCATGCAAAGAAACCGTCGCATTGGCACATCGTTGACAGGTATTGCTGCATTTGCTGACGAACATGGTCTTCCAACTACCCGTGAGTGGATGGACGAAGGGTATACAACAATTCGCAAGTATGACCATCAGTATTCAGAATGGCTCTGTGTTCGTGAGTCAGTTCGTGTAACAACAGTTAAGCCATCAGGGTCAGTCTCACTTCTTTCTGGTGCTACTCCTGGAGTTCACTGGGGACCTGGTGGAGAGTTCTATCTTCGTGCTATTCGCTTTGGTAATCAAGATCCAATGCTACATCTTTTCAAAGCTGCAGGGTATAAGATTGAAGCAGATCTAGTATCAGCAAATACCTCAGTAGTTTACTTCCCAGTTGCATCAGGACATAAGCGTGCTGAGAAGCAGGTAAGCCTATTTGAAAAGATTGGTTTGGCAGCAACCGCTCAGAAGTACTGGTCAGATAATGGTGTTTCTGTAACACTCTCATTTGACAAGGAAACAGAAAAGCAGTTTGTTGCTCCAGCACTTAATATGTATGAGGGTCAGCTAAAGGCAGTATCATTCCTTCCAATGGGAAATAAGACATATCCTCAGCAGCCATATACAGAAATCACAAGAGAAGAATACAACTCATATGTAGGAACAATTGGGAAAATTGATTGGTCTGCTATTTATGATGGTGTAGAAAATCTTGAGGCTGAGGGTGAGGCATATTGCTCAACTGATGCGTGTGAGATCAAGCTGTACTAATGGTTACATCTGGTTCACTTTGACATGATTATGGTATACTTATGGTTATGAGTAATACAAATAATCCATTAATCAATCCAAGGACTGGTCTACCAATCATTGGAAACGTACGCAAAAAGGTAATTGAAAAGAACTACGACTGGGGTCTTTATGTATACAAAAAGTCTAGTGGTCGCTGGTTTACCGACGGTAGCGGAAATGTTTTAAACATTGAGTCTATGCGTAATGATATTACTAAGATAACTGAGCTAAAGAATGCAGCAAAGTACTACGGAGACCCAGGAGATGGTGAAGCTGTCTTTGTTCCTGGATTAACTCGTATTTCAGATGAACAGCATTCGGAGCAGATTGACCGTATGGCTAGTGGATTAATTCCTTCAATGAATGACTTAGGTGCATGGCATGCTGCTCAGCAGACATTGAACGTTTCTGGAAAAGAGGCTTTTGATGAGTGACCATGATGAATTCAGATATATTTCTGCAAGTTTAAATACTCAAGAACAGCAGGAAAATGTTTTTAAAGCTCAAGACCCATTTAATAACTCTTGGGATAGACTAAAGGATTATTCTGGTTTAGATCAGAACTTCCGTCGTAGAACTGCTAGAAGCATTGGTAAGGCTCTTGATGTAAATAGTGCAGCATATACAGATTCAGCAAATGGAACACCAACTGGAGTAGATGCTGGATCAAAGGCTATTAATCCTGGAACTGTATATACAAATGGTTACGGATTATTTGATGTAATTACTCCTCCATACAACCTATATGAACTTGCAAATTTTTATGACACTTCATTTGCTAACCATGCTGCAATTGATGCAAAGGTTGCAAATATTGTTGGTCTTGGATATTCATTTGAAGTAACAGACCGCACTATGCTTTCTTTTGAGGGTAAAGAACAAAGCGCTACAGATAAAGCACGTAAGCGTATTGAAAGAATGAAGCTTGAAATGCGTGACTGGCTAGAAAACCTTAATGATGATGATTCATTTACAAAGACAATGGAAAAGGTTTACACAGATGTTGAGTCTACTGGAAATGGTTACATTGAAGTACTCT